AGAACCTAAAACTAAACCATTAATCCCAGCACCAAGCACTGTGTCTGGGTCGGTGTTGTGTATGCCAACATTTTTATTAGAGCTTATGTATAGATCACTGGTGGCCTCTAACCCACTAACACCATACCGAAGTATCTGACCTTCCGTTCCTGCTGGTAGCGCGTCAGCTTTTTCATCCAGGGCGGCCTGCAAATCTGCTTGATTAGAAAGGGTGCCAATGATGTATCCCCAAGTAGCCGTAGCTCCTGAATCTGGGCCTTGGGTAAAAGGTCTGTATGGGACAACAAGTATAGTCGTGTCGTCCTCTATGAATATAAGAGGCTGGCTGTATGCTGGCTCTTCGTCAACGTACCCACCAGCAGTGGTGGGGCTCAGAAAGTAATAATTGCCTGGCGTTAACCCTGTTGATGGTACAGTAAACCGGCCAGCTTGGGCATACGTAAATTGATCAACATTGGCAACTTTTACAACGACCCCACTAGCCATAGTCAAGGCGTCAGAGGCTATTGCTTTCTTCCATTCTGCTCCATCAAAGTAAATAGCATCCAGCGGAGCAAACCCATGATTAACTTGGTTTATCTCTGCTGTAGTAGAGCCCCCACTACCACCACCGCCACCGCCAGTAGCTGGAACCCATGTTTGGTCTTTACGGGCGTATTCCGTTCCATCTGCTGGAGCGTCAGGAAAGTGTATATTAGAATTGCTGATATGACTAAAAATCTGATCAAAAGCTGTTTTGTTAAACGTACAGAAGATCTGCGCATTACCAGACAACTGTATGGGGGCTGCAGCTGACCCATAATACTGGCCATTTTCAATAGTGGCCATAACGGTATCGCGAGAGAAGAAACCGTTGTTGTAAGTACCAACGCCAGCCTCTCGATTATCGCCATCTACTATAGCATACCAAAACTCAGCAGATGCCCCACCAGTTATACTGGCGAACGACGTATATCCAGGCAAAGTTGCAGACAAGACAATAGTGCCAGCACCAACAGTGTTAGTATATTGCCCTACCCAATTGCCTACATTAGCCATTACCCAGCCCTCGTGACAAGAGCTTGTCCTGCCCAACGCTCCTGGATGTCAGAGACATCTAGTTCACTTATAGCCGTCTTAAGCCTGTCATACCACCCAGTGGCGGCCTCATAATCTTTAGCAAATAAGCTAATTTCTGCAGTAAGACCAGCTAAATAAATGTCTGGATGGTCTGTTGACATCCAGTTAACTGGGTTAGACACATTTAAAGGCGGAACTTTCTGATAGTATATAAGCTCTATAGACTTACCACCAGGTTGTATCGGGTAGATTTGTATCTGGTTCGCTATAACCGTATAGTAAAGAGACCCAGAGTATGGCTTACTTCTCTGCTCGTTAAATTGTTCAGGGTTAAGGTAGTGGAATTGTTGAGCTTTATACTCTTGAGTAGGAACAACATTATCAAGCTGGATATCTCTCATACCCGCATAATCCGGCGGCAAAGGGTAGTATTCTGCACCATCTTTTGTAGGAGAGTAAGCACGAGTAGACTGTTGACGGGTTTTAAGCAACCTGTTTATTCTAGCTTCTATCATGAGGATGAAAACGTCAATATTGTTACTGACTTCGACATCCTGGCGATCTGCGTAAGCTATAGCCGCATTGACTATATCAGTATAGTTCATAATTTACCAGGCCTCACAAGTAGTCCGCGATTGTCGCCATCATTTAACTTGGCCTTACGCTCCGCAGGTGTTGCAGTAAACCAATTAAATCCGTCCTCGCGCAACCATTTTTCAATGATAATAAACGGAATACGCGCTTTATGATACATGCCATGATCACCCTTAACATCGGTGAACGTCGGCTTCTTACTTCGGTGTTCATTATACAAAACCTTGTTCATGGCAAGGGTGTGTTCAACGTCTTGAAAGCGACGCAGAGTTATAGTACCGGCTTCTTCATCATGCCAAGTCTCCTCAGTGATGCCAGTAAATTGATCATAATCTCTGCGAAGTAACTTGTTCATAATTCTTCCTAAAACTGGCGGGGTTGCCCCCGCCGAGTGGGTTAAGCGACGTTCAAACCAGCGAGCGCGATGTGAGCCAGCGGGTTGCACACTTCAAGAGTGGTTTCCCAGATGAGCTCTTTCTTAGTAGCGTCACCAGTTACAGCCAGGTCAATGGTGTGCAGCGGACGCATATCAGCCACCTTCACATATTCCGGGTCCACGAGGAACATGGTTGACGGGTCGGAGAACCGGTCAGGAGTCATGGTCACAGTGTGGAAGTCGCCGTCATATACGTCGATAGACGCTACCAGTTTCTTGTCATCCGTAGTAACATAACGGCTGGAAGAAGCAGTGAAGGTTGATACTACGCCACGAACGTGAGCACCTGCGATACCTAAGATGTTCTCGTTCCCACCTGATTGCGTCCACAGCTGCTGAAGAGCCGCAGTCAGGATGGGTTCGTCCAGGTCGCGAGGAGTGCCGGGGGTACCAACGTCTACACCGTTGCCGGTAGGAGCCGTTGCACCAACACCGCCTTGCCAGGATGTGCCAGCCAGGTAAGTTGCGAATGAGCCCATTTCACGAGCTACAGTGTCGCTACCAGCAGCTTTCGCATTACCAACGCCAAGGCAAGCGTACTCAAAGTCACGCTTGATGGCCTTCATGCGACGAGCTACCTGGTAAGCCATTTCTGACTTAATACCACCACCTTTCAGAACCTTCTCCTGGGTGCCAGTAACAACAGCATCCTTGGTCAGAATCTGAGTGTAGTTGCTCAGACGGACACGAGACGCAGCGGGTACTGGATCGGCGTCATCACCTTCAATAGCCGCGTTAGCAGCAACATCTTCCAGGACTTCGGTCAGCCAATCGTGCGCTGTACCAGTTGCCTTGGTCTTGCCGATTGCCGTAGCAAACGGAGTTTCAGTTGGCGAGACGTCCCAGAGCATGTCTGACAGGTCTTCGCGGTTACCACCAGTAGCGATGGGTTCATCATATGTGCTGTGTGCACCTACGGGTTGAGCCATGATATATTCCTCACATTCTATCTAAAAGAGCATTTGCCACCGAGTCAATACTGCCGCCTGACTTGCGAACAGCGGCTTTCTTAGCCTTAATGTCGCGAGCTTTAGCGAGTTGTGCAGACTTGATTCTGGAAGCACCGGGTTTTTGGAATTTGGGAACAACTTTGACCTTTTTCGTCTCAACGGCCTTCTTTCCCTGGCGATATGCCATAGCATCCTTCACCAGTTCCACAAGACGTGCATCGCTGATATTTTCCGCATCGCTCTCGCTGTAACCATAGGTACTAGACAAAAACGATTTGATCTGGACAAGCGCTTCTTTACGCTTATTAACATCAGCCCACTCGGGATTCTTCTCAATCATTTTCGCTCTTTGCTCGGCGATATGATTTTGCATAGCTTCCATCTGCTTTTGCTGAATCTCAGTTTGTATCCTCTTCGATTCCTCAATAGCCAGGTTTTTGACCTCTTCGATCTTGCGAGCCCTCTCAGCATACTCCTGTCGGAGTGCGGACCACTCGCTCGGATCGGAAGCACGGAGAGCATCCCAATCGATACGCTTATAGTCACCAATCAATTCGTCCTCTATTGCGGATGCCAGTTTGGTGACACCCTCGACCCTTTGTTGGAGTCCTTGAACGACATTGGTACGCGTTGCCTCAAATTCCTTACGCTCATTTTCGAGCGCCATGGACTTATTGTTGACGTGCCCCTGGAGCTGGTATGATGCGGCCAACTCTTTCAGAGGAACAGCTTTCGTCTCACCATCTATGATAGCATTAAGCATTACCTGACCATCTTCTCCAACGATCAAGCGATCCTCATCTACACCTAGGTAGGCGGCTAAACTAAGTTCCTCATCGGTAAACTCGTCACCAGGTTCGTCCTCAGAACCTTCGTCCTCTTCAGATTTGGAGTCGTCAGTATCGGGTAGCTCATCAGCATCCTCCACTACTTCCTCATCGTCCGCTACTACTGGTTCAGCTTTTTGAGCAGTCTCCGGGTACAGAGCCTGTTCAATCCTACTGGTAACATCTTGCGCCGACTGAGCGGTGGCAGAATTGTCATCCATTAGATTCTTCCTTTTCAGTTAGTGATTGTCTGGCCATTTGGCCGGTTTGAATGTAGTGTCTGAATTCATCATTCAAACTCTGCAAAGCATTAGATTGAAGTTTGATTGCTATTAGACCATCAATATCAGATGAGGGTATTTCTGTAAAAACCTCAAAGAGTTCTGCTCTCTTCCTGTCTATAAAGGGTTTAACAAGGCTTTCATAGGCTCGAGCATACTCGTCGCCAACAGCCCTTTCAACCTCTAACTTCAATTTGATATTATCATCCATTTGTAATCAACCTAGTCCCAGTATTTTTAACACGTTCAGCGCTCTCTTTAGCTTCTATACGCTGATATTCAAGGTCATAGTATTTCTGACGATCCCAATACTTAAACCTTATTTCATCATTGTTCTCTTTACCAGAGATGATGGTCTGCATCTCAGCTAGTTGCTGCTTGAGCAGATTGATCTTGGCGGTTTCTCTACCCTCCATGGCGGCCAACTTAATCTTCAGCTGCTCTATCTGACCCTTCATCTGCACATTCATAGATGCGGCATTCGCCTTCTCAGTTTCAGCATTGGCTATCTTAGATTGGAATTCCAGAGTCATCTTCTCTTTTTGCATCTCCATCTGCTGAAGCTGTTGATTCATATGGCCGACCCTCTCAGAATTCTCCTGACCTTTAGGAGACTGTGGATCAAGAACGTATCGTCCAGCACTAGCCATACCAGCAAACTTAGCAAAATCATTGATGGCATTATACTGTTGCTCAGGAGTAACTAGAACCTGATTCGGATTCGCCATAATCTGCTGTTGGAAAGCCATAATTTGGCCCAAAGCCATCATTTGCTCTTTACGATTGCCGCTACCTGTTCCTACACGGACAGTGGTATGAGAACGACTCTGCCAGGTGGATGGGTCAACCTTAACCCATTGCCCCCTAAATACATAGTCCTTAGCTGTATCCTGATGACGTATTACGTGATCACGAATCATATAACAAAGAGGTTTAATCCCTGTTTCTGCGATAACTCGAATCATTAATCCAACGAGCTCTTCCTTCTGACTCATCAAACGCTCTACGCCCTCAGAGCCGACACGATCTCCAATGTTGAAGTCCTGAACGGTACTCTCAGGAGATACACCAGCTCGTCCAGCACGAACTTGATCTGCATAGTCCAGCATTTTGTAGGCTTCAGCTGATAGAGCAGGGGTGGCGTACGGTTGTACCGCATCACGAGTCTTAGCTCTAATTATGCCTCCTGGACGAGAGATCATCAGGTCATCTAGATTAACCTGGTTCTCAAGAACGATGGTACGTTGGTTATTTTGGAGGTAGATATTGTCCAAAATATTACGCCACAATGTAGTCTTCAGCTCCTGAATCTGCTTTAGTCGATCATATATGGATAAACCAAACAGTTTATGGGACATCAATATAGCCGTGGAACTAATAAATGGGATTTGGGGGATTTCCTCAATATCCAACAAAGCTATGGGATTATCCGAGGACCCAGCAGCCGTTATCTTGACGAGTTCTGCGATACCGTCGGAATCAATGTCCATGCGCATATAGGCTTCAATAACATCTACGTACTGCAAGGATGGGTCAGAGCTTATACCGTCCCCCGTTGTGGTCTCCCCCTGCATAGAGAATCTATAGTTATCTGAATCGGAATTTAGTGACCCAGCATCCGTAGGAATAGTGTCTATTAACTCTTTATCATAACCATCCTCAATCAAGTCGCTACGGGTCTTGCTAGTCACATGAGCCGTAAATCTAGCAGTCTGGAGATCTACAGAGCCGTGCATTCTATTTACACGGAAATCCTCAGGGGCAACAGACTGAACGACGATTCTACCGTTTTTCGTAGTCCTATTGACCTTTATATCAAAGACCGGTATATCATTGACCATGGACATAGATTCTTCGGATATCTCTATCTCCGGATCGGCCAAAATGATCTGATATTCTATCTGTGTAAGACCCGTATAAGACTCCGAGGTTACAACCGGGTCCTCCGAATAAAACACTTTGATGAAGCCATTCTTCTGCATCAAAGCATCTTTAATGAATTGGTGTATGACCAAAAAGCCGTTGTTATCTTTCATCAGTATGTCATACGTATACTGAGACTCTAATTCAGCCTGCTTTTCATCCCCATCATAGCAAGGGTCAAATGTAACAACCTCATTATTTTGAGTGAAAGCTTTAACGATTTCTGGAAGAATCCACTCAATAGCATCTGCAACATCAGTAGAAACGATAGAAGACCTTCCCTCAACCTCATTGCCATAGGGTTGCCCGAGATAAGTAGCAAGAGCTGCCTCACGATTGGCCTCAACAGAGTCGCCCCCAAGGTCCCCACCAGTAGAGTTAGACAACTCCTGGCCCAAGATATTGAGAATCTGTTTTTCGTCTAACTCTGTGTCTACCATTCTACTAACCTCGGGTTTCTAATACTACTTCTTCGTAGTTACGGCTTTGTTGGAAGACGATTTACTCGCCACATCAGGACTGTCCGAATGGGTTGTCTGAGTAGCAGGAATCTTGGCACCCAGGACCTTGGCCGCAATTGCATCGACTGCGGGCTGACCGATGTAATATGATAGAGACACCCGCTCATTCAACTTGGCCCACGCTTCTTTAGCATCAATTGACATAGTAATACTCCTTAAAGTTTAAACTACCATTTATTGCCTAATAAGTAATCATGAAATGGACACCAGGGCTAGCTCAGTGCTAGCAGGGCCATTTATGACTGTTTCACACATCCCATATTCCGGAAAAGAGTAATGGCATGTAAGACCGTGCTGTTCAATAAACCGTTCAAATGCTTTGTAGAAGTTATTGAAGACATCTGCCCGTTTCATAGGGCCTTTAGGTACTGTGTAAGTGAATGAGATCGCCGGCGTAACAAAATCAATTGCAATGATCTTGCCAGCAGTCCACTTAAAAGGGCCGGAAAGCAGGCACGAAACTACTGGACCAGGACCAGGATTCTCTATTTCGCCAGTATAAGCCATAGCCCCAACGCCAGCTAAAATCAGAGCGTATTCGCTTGGGTCTATCCAAAAATTGGTATCCTTAGTCATGTTCAGTTTATCCCATGCTTGGGCTGCCGTAGTTACGTCAGTAGTCATATTACCATCCTATTACTTATTGAGTAATCAATCTTCTTCCCGGCATCCTTATTGCTTATCACTCGTCCGCCTTCACCGGCGCCAACGAAGAGATATTGTCCTGCGTCTGCAATATGAGAATACCTCCCTTTATCAGGTTTATCCTGAAAACGCTCTTTCCCTGAGACCGCCATTCTTCGATACTTATAGCCACCAGCAAGAGCTTTACGATACATAATGGCTTTAGGACCGATGAGCAACCCTGGATTTCCAGAGAAGTCCATCCTCTGCATTGGACCAGCTACAGCTTCTCGTCGGATGATAAAGTCGTTGGTATAGCACGGAATGGCATTGACCCCATTTTTAGATAGAATTTGGAATGGGGTAATCTCATCAGTCTGAGATCGTTGGTCCCCTGCAGGGTCTCCATATATCTCAAAATCGTTGTCTGGATACTCGTGATTAATTTTCTGGTTCAACAACCTAGAAAAGTTGTCCGCACCCATATCTTCTGAAACTAATTCATCAAACACTATCCACCGATCCGATGGGGTTTTATATGCGAACAACGCCGCTGGTGTCAAGCCAAAGTCAATGCCCACATAAATGAGGGCCTTTTTCGGCACCTCGATATACTCATCCGTAGCATGAATATCATCCTTATACTCTGGATATACAGGCTTGCCGTCTTGCACGAATCCATATCTCCCGTGAACGTAAACGTTAATCCACTCTTTGTCTTTACCAGCTTGCATGTTCTCATAATAGCCAGCTGGCAAATTCTCTATATTCTCTGCGTCAGGCCCCACACCAGAGGGTTGCTTAAACAGCTTATGGTTATCCGGACAGTTCTCCTCGAACAACTTGTACCACCAATGGTCACTATCCGGTGGGTTTGTGTCCATTATTAATCCATGCCACGTCGGCCCACCGACTCGAGCTGATGGGTATCTACCGAGACGACCTATACCCATATCTACGATAGCCTTAGGTATCTCCCTTGCCTCATTCAGCCACATCCCGGTCATTTCCAGGGAGAGAAGCTTCTTCACATCATCCGGACGGTCAAGTGCACGGAACAAAAATTCCGCATGCATGACTGTATCATCCTCCAACATACAGTGCATTATGAACTTACTGTACAGCACACTGTATGACCCTAAACTCTTCGGTATCCAGTCGAAGAAGGTTTCCATGGTGGTGTCCAACAACTCTCGGTACGTATTACGTACCACGACCCACCTTGTATACCTTACCCCTCGTGCACCGGGGGATGAGTAATATGGAGCCTGCATCTTACTCCGTCTTACCATCTCCAAGCAGCACGCCACTGACTTGCCACTACCAATTGGGCCCATAATGCCTCGTACGAACTCCTCACTCTGATGAAACCTCTTCAGAGTAGGACTAGCATTATAGACGATGTCTCCCATCAATCCCCCACATTGATCTTCAGATGAATCAACTCCGCCCCATCTTCGGTCTTAATGTCGATTGCCTTACGCTCCGCCTCCACGTACTTCGCAATCGTCCTATGACAATCAAGCTCCAGACGAAGATCTTCTCCACACTTGCGAGAAATGCGATGGATCGCTACCAGAGGATGATAATTCTCCTCCTCTTGCTGTAGCATATCTAAAATTCTAGACATTTATGTAGCCCCACCTTTGATGTACAATGTCAATGACATTGTACATCATATAATTATCCTTGTAAATAGTTAGGGTCAACTATTTTCAAAGATCTTTAAGGGGTCAGGCTTGTGACCCGATTTACCAGGTGAAGGCTCCCCTACGCGCGCGGGCGCGTTATAATATAGGTCCTGCAACTAAAACCTACGAGCTAACCGGTGCGCTCCTATTAAGTTTTATTTTAACTTATATAGTTCAGCGGGCTAGCCCTATAGGAGCGCTCAGAGAGCGTCCGGATAGCTCCAGAGCGCTTAGGGTAACATATACTAACTTAGTTATAAGTTTTACGGGAACTTCGCTTGATTACCAGTGGTGGTCGTCTGTGGATATGGGACATTTTCTCTGGGCCCCCGAAATTTGGGGGAGGGTTGCTAAGGGGAAAAAACGGCGAACTGCGCCCTGCGTCTACGCACAGCCAGACGTTTGACACGTGACGCGCAGGCCCCATGCACCTGCGAGCGGCGGGCGGCGCGCCGCGCGGTAATGGCATAGTCAATGCCAATACATCAAAGGCGATAGGTATCGCGCCAATTGCGGTCAGCTCGATGTTCTGTAAAAACTGTTGTACATTCAGTTATCTGTCCGTATAATGTGCACTATCGACCAAATGCATGTGGCATGCGGCGATACACTACGAGGAAATACCTATGAAAATCAATGAATTACACGCCATTGTTGAGCAACAGTCAGCCACGATCATCGACCTTATGGAGCGCGTCGCGAAGCTTGAATCTCAGCCCCAACGAGGCACGCGTAATTACGGCCCGAAAAGTGAGACGGCAATGACCAATGAGATCGCGTGGCGCATCATGTTCGGTGATCGCACAGCGGCCAAAGTGAAAGATATTGCTGATGAATTTGGGCTGTCACGAGGTCAGGTCTACAGCGTGCGAGGTGGCTACACCTTCACTCACGTTAAGAACGACGCCTTCTTCATCGACGCTGACGGCAACGTCATCGCCAACGACTAACCACTTCGCGCCCCCGCAAGGGGGCGCTTCTTAAGTCCCTTCACTGAGGGGATTTAAGAAGCGAGGCCACCCAACGCGACCTTCGCGCTTTTAAATTAAGCGGAGACAACCACCACTCCTGCGCGGACGGTTTGTATCGGCGTTCTCTTACCAGAGGTGATGGCCGTCGCATAGGCTGGGAAAACAGTGGCGAAATTCAATGCGCGATGTGCGAAGAGCATCGCCCTACGCTCATCGCCCTCAGGCGATGGACGCAGACGAAGAGCATCGCCCTCAGCGCGACGCACTGCGATAAATATCTTTATGCATTTATGCTCTTTATGCTCTATGGAGTAACTTCTTTTATTATATAATATTATATATATCTCCACTACCTACCATTATGTCCTACTCGTAAATTTCTAATTTAATAACTTTATACTCCTTAGAGCATAAAGAGCATAAAGACATAAGAAAGACTTTCACTACTACCTAAGTTGTTGTTTTATATAGCGTTGTGCGTCGTCGCGTAGTTCGCACATTTACCCCTCTGGTTTAACATTTATGCTCTCATTTTTGCTGTTGAGAGCACTGAGGCAGAACTTGCAGCTGACCAGTGACAAGGCAGCCCTGCAACGGTAAATCTTCGAGAGCATAAAGAGTATTTTTATGCTCTTCTGGGACCTGCGAGAGCATAAACTTTGGTAACAATATGGTAGACCGTCGGGCGTCGGTCTTCGCCCTCCGCATCTATCATTCGTTGAAAGATCTTATGTACATTGCTTAAACCCTGGTATATAATAGCTCTAGATGACGCAATATAGCTCATCGAATATCACTACGAGGTGTATTATGAATGATGACAATGACAGGATCAAGGTTCGTGCTGTAAAGCCTAGAAGCGCACGTGTTGGTGGGCCGATGGGCGAGGCACTAGAGCGTAGGGCGAAGTCCAAAGCAGCTATCGAAGAGGCTAAACTAAACCTGGTAATGGCGGAAGCGGAGATAACGGATTACATCGTCAACAATGGGCTGACGCATCTATTCTCTATTAATTGGGCGCGCGTAGAGCGGGAGTTCATGGAATGACAACCATCACCGGTAAGAATATAAAGTTATTCAATATGCTTGCCTTGAAGCAGGCGATGAGGTTGGAGACGTTAGGAGTGCGTAGTACGAAGGGCTCTGCATACGCGCATATAAAGAGAGTATACGGGTTGCGTGGCAATAAGCAATCAGTGTATACACAATTCTGTGAGGTCGTAGAAAAGGAGAAGGGCAATGCCATATAAACCTGTACCAGAGACGGAGTGGTATAAATCCCTGGTGATGAGCGGTGAGCAATTGAGTGTCATCGAGTCATACTTGGCAAGAATAAAGGTGGTAGACGTGGACAGCGAGGAGGATGCGTTGACATTGCATACCATTATCAGGGATATAAGGAGCGTCGGGCGTCGTGACAAAGCGCCGATGACACCCTTTGACGAGTTGCGGATTCTTGCGAAGGCGTTGCTCGATGACATGGTGAAGAATAGTGAGGACGGTGGGCCGTACTGCTGCGAGGACCAGTTTAAGGTGATGGAGCTGTCCAACTGGTTCGAAGAGAACGGGGAGGGGGAGCAATGAGCCCTGATGAAATCTTCAATGCATCTATACTTGTGGGTATTGCAATCGCGATCTATGCAGAAGACTTAGTCACTGGTATATTTGCAGGGACGGTGTGTGGTATAGGTCTCACTGTGTTAGTGAGTATATAAGGACGAAGGGGCATTCCAATGGCAAAACGTAAATTGAAGCAAATCACCATCAACAGGTCAGAGATTTTCTCTGACCTTATCTCTATTCTGGACGCTGAAGGGGTTGACCTTAACAGATTGGCAGAAGACGCCAGTGTGAGCCTTCAAACTCTTCGTAACTGGTTGTGGGGAACTACGTTCAATCCTCATATTAACACCATGCTGAAAGTGGCTGACGCTTTGGGCTATGACATTGCCCTTCGCCGCAGAGCTGGCACTAGACTGAGGATTGTAAAATGAGCTTCCATCACTACTGTAACTGTGGAGCCGAAGGAGGAGTGGATGTGTGAGTTTAGCGCAGCACTGGGCACAGTGGGGGTGCCAAAGCTACTGGCAGATTACGAGGCGTTACAGGAGGGCGAAGAAAATGATTGAGGTAATGGAACTATATTTAGCATGGGCTGTGGTGGGGCTTTGTGTGGTGTTTGGGCTAGCGCCCGTCCTCGGCCACTTGCTCTCTGCCGACAGCAGCGCCGGTTACACTGACTGCCTCAGGCATGGCTTGGCTTTTCTCCTGTATATCGCGCTGCTTGGAGGCTTGACCGCGCTCATTTTTTGGGCATTTGACACTGTTTGGGCAAGCATAGCGTAGGAGTACAGAATGTACGACAACATAGAGTTTATCATAATGAAACCGTGAAGAACCGCATAGACAGCACTACAGAGGGTGAAGGTAATGAGTGACATTACTTGGCACCAAGGCGAACCGAAACAAGATGGGCTGTATATTGTGGCGGCATCATTCACGTCACAAATGTTCGACATACACACTTATGGCAATTATGGCTATACAGATAATGAAGTGCGGTTTCTCGCTGCACGTTGGCTGCAAGGAGAGTGGCACGCGGTGGGTGGGCTTCCGGGTTATTGGACGAGCATGGAGGTTCTCAAGTGGGCAGCACTACAGACAGGGGAGGGTGAGAGATGAGTGACGAGACTTATGTAACCGAGTGCGCTGAGTGCCCAATCTGTACGAGCCCATACTGCTCACACCCTGGCTGTGAAGATGCACTAAAACAAAGAGCCCGCATAGCCGAACTGGAAGCGATTTTGGTGCGAGCAGCAAATTGGCTACATCATGGAAACTTATTACCAGAAAGCGAAGTAAATGAACTGCGACATCTAACAATCAAGTATTGGGATCGCAGTGCTTGCGCAGCACTACAGGAGGGTGAAGGGTGATGAGTGGGCGAATGAAAATATACTGTCACGGTGGCCATGTGGTAAGTCAGCGTGATGGGCAGAGACATTTTGTGAGTGCAATAGTAGTTGCAAGGCTTCACAAACTGCGAGCAGGTCCAGGTGTCTTTTTTATTGGCGGAAAAGGGGTGCCACGTGGACATAGGTGTGATGAAAATTGCAAGCACATCTACCCAAATTACCAAGGACATTACCCCGATCTGTCAGCACTACAGGAGGGTGAAGAGTGATGGAATCAGCATTTTGGTTTATAATGGGCCTCTACTGTGGAGTAGTTGTATCTGTTATAATACAGATCATAATCGAAAAACAGGATAAAAAGGATTTAATGTTTCCAAAAGATAAGGGGAAGAAATGGTAGTCTGCTCTAAGTGTGGTAAGTTAACTGACTTAATAACCGTAGACGTAGGTAATTATGAAGAGTTTTGGGGAGCACCCGTATGGCGCTCTGAATTAGTGGACGTGACTGCCTGTTGTGGGTCCGATGAATACGAAGATGAATACGCGGAGGGAGATGAGTAAATAAATAGCGTTGCTAAGATCCTTCAAAGATCGTAGACACCGCCGTTTACATCGATGCTATCTTAGTGTAGTATAGGTACTGTAAATGCAAGACATGCGTTTCACGGGCCCTCGGGCCCATCACCCGCCCAAAAGGGCATATTTCAATGAGGAAGTAATTATGTCAGAAGTAGCTATAGATGTCGACACCAGCGTCGAAGAAACTGAAGCAAAGACTGCACCGCGCGTGGCACCACGCCTGTGTAAAGGTCAAATGCCTTCTCCTCTGGTATGGTACGTGAAGTTCCACGAGCCCAAGGAGAACAAGTCTGCCGTTGCGGCGAAGTATTTCACCACATCGGGTAAGATCACGGATATTCAGAGCAATTCAAACCAGAAGTACATCGTTGAGGATATGCTCTTCAGCGATGAGGAACTGGATGCGGCTGCTGAAAAGGTTCGTGAAAATTTCGTACGTGGCCAGGCTGCAGCCGAAGCTGGAGAAGTTGTATCACCTCGTCAGTTGGCAACTACTACTGAAGGGGATGAGAAGTACTCCCTGGAGGTAATCGAGACCATTCGTACGATGATGGCTGATACCTCCGAAGGTGTAACCCTGGCCGACGCTCGTGCAGCATACAACGAGGCTAACCCTCGTGCAAACAAGGTGAAAGCTGAGGATGCTGATGGTGACGTCGAAGAAGAGTCCGATGAAGACGATGATAGTGATCTGCTGGACTAAGTCTAGCAGTACCTAAAACGACTGTTTCCTCGTAGTGCAGTCAGTTTATAGGGAGGACATTGTCCTCCCTTTTTTATGCACCCCGTCCGGGCCCGGCAACCAACTATTTCCTAGGGAAACTCATGAAAATTGCCCCTCAAAGATCTTATGTACATTTGGAATTACTTGTTATATAATATACCTTGCAGTATGGGTTTCGTCCTTGTCTCATATTGTATCCCCAGAGCAGCTATGGGTGGGGACTCATAGCTGTTCTATCCCCATATACAAGGCCTCTACAAGGGTATTCCTATGGATAATAACTGGGCTGAGCTAGCCATCGAGATAAGCCAGAGATTTGGCGCCTATATAATTCCATTGGCAGACAAGAATCGTCCAATGGCAGCGATAAATAAAGACCTTCCTAAGCACAAAGATAAACCAATAGATCAACTCCCTTCCACAGACCCTAATATAATTCGAAAGTGGGCCAGAACCTTTCCAGGTTATGGTGTCATGCCTGGTGATGCATTCTTAATTATCGATGTGGATATTAAGGATGATCCTAAGAAAGGTAGACAGCACGGCAAGGAATGTATGAAATTCCTTAAAGAGGCAGGCCTGCCTACAGACACATTTGTAGTTAAATCCCCTTCTGGTGGAATGCACTTCTACTATCAGCATCCAATACATTACGACCCCATAATGGGGGCAAATGTAGTTGTTAAGTTTGAAGATGCCGCTATGGCCCAGAAATGGGAGGCGATGCGCGCCGTGCAAGGTGATTCGAGCGGTATAGATACCAGATATGGCCTCAGTTATGTGGCAGGTCCGGGCTCTGTTTTTGACGGGAAATCATATGAACTTCTCCTAAATAAGGACTTAGCCAGTATACCTCCAACTTTGTGTATCGGTGTAAAACAACCTATAGTATCGTCTAACCCCAAGGCTAAACGTGGTAGGGGCTTAGAAATGCCTATACCCGGTTCTATCAAGATGGACCGTAATACTCATGCCAAGGATTGGACATTCCAACTGGCAATCACTCGCCAACCAGAGGGCATAGCTCGGCCTTTGATTCAGCAGCTCGTATTAGCATATGACAATAGTGATGGTGAAGCTCCCACATATGATGAGGTGTGGAGCATGTATGAGCGAGCTACAGAAAAGCTTGATGATGTGGTTGCGGAGCTGCTGGCCACACGAATATACATTGTTAAGGGGCGTCGTGTACTGAACATACACACTGGTGAGATAATTCGTATTGAGGAGTTACAGGGTCAATACGAGAATAGAAAGATACCTGTTCCCGCGGCTAATGGCTCCATCAAAATGGTTAACCCGGTAATACAATGGATTAATAGCCCGGATCGATTATCCGTCCATGATGAGATGTTTGACATATCTCTCCCCCACGGCATTGTTGATGTACCACTGCAGAAGGGTGTGTCTCAGTATTATAACAAGTTCATACCTCCAGATATTATCTCCTTCGATCATGTGACTGAGACCGATATGGGCAACCGTATTGGTAAAGCATGTATACAGATAATTGAGAACATCGTGACATCGCCATATGATCGTGAATGGTTTAGGAAATGGGTTGGACAAATGCTATTCGATCCGGGCATGAGACCCGCATGGCATTGGCACATATTCTCTAATGCACGCGGTATCGGTAAAGATACTCTAGCGGATATAATTGCTAAGCTATATGGTGTGAGCAATGTAGCTCGCTTCGGTACTGAGGCCTTTGAAGATAAGTCGAATACCGAATTCTTCAATACTGGTTTGGGAATCATGTCCGACTTCACTCCTATCAGTGGGCAAGGGGGCAAGAGCAAAGTTCTGGCTCAGTTTAAAGCCTTAACTGGTTCTAAGACTGGTCGTATGAGAGCAATGTATGCCGACGGCCAGCAACGAACCGTATCATTACGGTTTATAATGTTATCTAACTCATATAATGATTTCCCTGTAGATAGTGAGGACAGACGACTCTTCAAGTGTGAATCCAAGGGTATAAGACTTAAACCAGAGGCGTATAATCTGGCACACTGCTTCATTGAACCAGAAGTGATATGGGCTAAACCAGAGGAGGAGCGGGATTATGACTTTGACCTTAATGATGTGCGATATGCCCATGCCTTATTGGTAGACTATTTCCTTACTTCTGGATATGAGGAGATGCTGCATCAATATGACTGTCCTCAAAATGATATTAAGGACGAGAATCAGGCAACTACCGAACCCAAATACTTTCAAGATATACGACGGGCCATTGAGCACGAGTTATATATATTCGCCGCAGATGTAATCACTAAGGATATGCTTGGGCTATTCCTCAAATCTATCAGAGTTGATACATCACCATCA